ATAGGTTTTTGTTAGCTTTTCCGAGCTTAAGGTAGGGGTATTTAGGGTGAAGTTGGGGTAGTAACGCTTACAACTGAGTAATTATCTTCTAATTATGGTATGGAAGAAATTTTATCATCAGCACTTATCATGGTGGCGTGTATATCTGGCGGTGTTTCCTGTATGTTTATTGCTCGGAGTAGGTCTACTACTAACAAGCATTCCAGGCAACGCATCAAAGACTTTGAGAATGATATCAGGTATTTAGCAGAAAGTAAGAAAGAAGAAGCCAAAGACTACAGACAAGAGATTTTACGACTTAAAGGAACCTTAAACAAAATGAAGCAAGGCGTAACAGTAACAGATAACGACATGCAGAACTCGGGCCTGGGCGAGGTTCTGATGCAGTTGATACCAGGTAAGTATCGCAAGGCCGCATCCTTCTTAATTCCTCAAGTTGAAGAAGCAGTTAAGAAAGACCCCGCACTAATAGAAAAGGTATATGAAAAAATCAAATCCGCTAACACAACCAGTAATAAGCAGACCGAACCTGGAACTGAAGCTGAAGGAATACAAACCCTGTAAAACATGCGCTGATACTGTAGACGGTCACCCACACGGAATTATTAGAACAGTTGACTTTCAGTCTAACTCAAATAAACTTGACCCAATTTACAATACCTTTGAAGATTGCCCCACCTGTCATGGTGAGAAATATATCTGGATTTAGAAGTTCCAGTCACTATCTGTACGTTTTGGTTTACGTTTAGAGCCTTTTTTGCGTACTCTTACTGTTAAACCCTCATAAGCTCTTCTTTTAGATACGGTTTTTCTTTTTTGTCCTTTTCTTGTTGACTTAGATTTTTTTCGTTTTTTTGGTTTTTTCTTTTGGTTACGGGCTCTTTTCATTTTAGCGCCCCAGGCTTTAGCAGCCTTTGAACCTTTCTTCAAGTAACGGAAACCCCTCTAGCTGAATAAAATGACCTAGCGGCTGCACTTAATGATGGCACGCTTGCAGTTGTTCCACCAGACCAGGTAATAGTAGAAGAAGAAGGCCTACTTACATTTCTGACAGTTTCACCCTCACTTTGTGCTACTGCACTACTGTTAGCAGCACCAGCAACGTTAGAATCATAAACCACTGGAACAGTGGCCATTAAATTCTTAATTTCCCAGATTGGCTTGAGAAAACCTACACCACCTTCACCCAGCCCAATTCCTAAGTCGGCGGCACCTGAACCGAGATTAGATAATACATTACCAATAGCGGACCCAGTATCACCTAATGCACCAGCAGAAGCGGATGCTGCTGCTGGTCTGCTAAATATATTACCTAAAAATAATAGTCCAGCACCGATTATTGCAATCGGCAGTATCTTGCTGAAAATACCCATATTCTTACATATTACAATACTTAATAAGCAGTTCTCATTCTATAGAATGAGAATGGCATTTAAATTAAAAACAGGAAAAACGATAAACAAGGTTCTAGCTGGTGCAGGCATTGCAAGTCTAGGCGGTTTAATTCTCGGTGCAATAGCCCCTACAATAGCAGGTTCTACAATGGGTAAGGCCATAACCACCTTAGGTGCATATGGCATTGGTGGAATTGAAGCAGCAGCAGGTGCAGTAGCAACAAGTTTCATGGGTAGCAGTTTAACAGCATTTACTGGCCCGACAGCAGAAGGTAACGTACAGGTGGATAGCCTATAATGTCTGTTCCACTAATGAGAAGTTACACGACAACTGGTGCAGCACTTAACGTTTTTACACCTTCAACTGACGATGTTACAGGTTTAACAATTCAACAACTTAATCGTAGTAATACAATTTTAGATTGTGTTAATAATCCAGACCCACCTGGTGCAGCCGCATATGAAACAAATGTTTTAGTTAACGGTATTCAATCAGGTGTCACAAACTTTTCAGTAGCATCCAGTGCAGCAAGTGCAGGACGGGTTGTGTTCGGACCTATCGGTGTAACTGTAGGCGGACAGGCTGGCGGTAAGCAATTATCCTGGCAATCAGGCCAAGTTGTTACTGGCGGCGGTATTGCTCAGTATTCATTTTTGATGAAGTACGCTAACTTGTTTTAGGGGGCTTTAATGCCACAAAATATTCTTGGTTATGTTGTCAATGTTATGCCAAAAGACCCCACAGCAGTTTCTACTTATGTTTCTGATATTGTCGCAGCTGGTGCAACAGTTACAATCGAATATCCCAGTCAATACAGAGCAGTTGCAATTTCAGTAGCAATAAGAAATAGAGATACAGTGAACGCATGTCAATTTTCTATAAACGGTCAACCATTGATAGCAATGTCTGCTGGTGCTGCTGAGAACATAAATGACCAAAATGTTGTAAGAGTTCAAATTGTAGCTGGTGCTGCTGGTGCTGTTCATGTGTTTAGTCAAGTAACCCCAATGTATCTTTCAACAGAATCACAACGTTTCAGAACTGCAAGGGAGAGAGGATAAAATGGCTTTTTCTGGCGGTGGGTCTAATGATTTAGTGCCACATACTCACGACTCGACAATTCTTTTAGATGGTGGTAGCCTAGACATGACAGGCGTCACTCAATCAGGCATGTCAAATGGAAGTCTTACTTATTCCAATACTGCACACTTACAAGAGTTAAGCATCGGGACCCCAACGCATGTCCTCACTGTATCGGCTGGTAATCTTCCTGTTTGGTCTGCTGCTGCTGGTGGTGCATCATGTTCAGATAGTTTGACGATAAGCGGTCAAACAAACACGCTGTGTGAATGGTTGGAGTTAGGCGCATGACGATTCCAAATACACTCGGCTGGGATTCTACAAAATGGTTAACAGGTAGCAATGCTATTCCAAAAACATTATTTCGTTATGTTGCCACGAATACAACACCATCTGCGGCTAACGAATCGCTTCATGAATCTTCAGCAGCGAGTCTAACAGGTGTCGACTATGAGGTCCCTGTTAATCGCGTTTTTGATTTACTGTATGGGGAGTATAATGCTAATACTACAACGGACATCGGTTTAGGAATACAATCAAATCAAGTAGCTGACGCTGTTAACGGCACGTTACTTTGGTCACACTACATTGAGGGTTCGGCTACGCATGGTAGGGTGTTTAATGAATGGTATTATGGTGGTGGGTTACATTTTGTAGCTGGCGATTTTGTCACGCCTTATGATATGGCAGGAGCTGCTCGTCTTGAATGGAGTTTTTGGGGTTGGGGCGTTGAGAGTGACGCATAAAAAAATGTGGATTAAACTTCAAATTTCAGTTTTGAAGTTTATCAAGTGTTTTATTGATAGAAGTTAATTATATTTTTTTTTATGATTTTTACGAATATGATTAAGTAAAACATCAATATGCTTACAAGGATAAAAAATACAATTTTCTTCTAAACATATTCCACAATAATACCGCACAAAATCTCCACAATACTGTACTTCATTCATTTCGCTTTTCGTTTCAAACACCTAAACACTTGTAACAATAAACAGACTTTGTATTTTTCTTTTTGAACTGGCCACATTTACGACAATGGAAGTTTATTGATATTACTTCACTTTGTATTGCCAGGTCTGCACTGCAAATGTTTTTTAAAATTCCTGTAGTGTTCATAATTCTTCTAAACATGAAATCCATTGACGTAGTTTAGATATTATTTCCTTTTTTGTTTTCTGAGTAGCATGAAATGTTCCTATGTTATACCCTTCCTCATATCCTTTAGTATATTTATTCATCCTGTTTCAAGGCCTTCTTCGATTGCAGTGTTCCAGATGCAGAACAGCATCCCCTGCGTTAAATCTTTTAACTGGTGTTTTCCTCTTACCTGTTCAAGTAAGGCAAATTCTGAAATAGTAAATGTAAGTGTTTTATGGACCTTATCTTCATGTTGTACTCTTAATTTTTCATTTCGTATTTTTTCCGCTAGCAGCGTTCTGTCTTGCTCGGTATCATATATTGCACCCATACAAACAAGTAAATTATCTAATATATAGACATATACGTCAATTATTCCCTACACATCTATTCAAATTGGTTCACACTTCCCACATCTAGCCCAAAACACAACCCTTTAGGTGCTTACATAGCTTATTTTTGAATTTTATTAGGATAGAAGTCAATAACCATGGTAGTTTTGTATAGGTTTTTGTTAGCTTTTCCGAGCTTAAGGTAGGGGTAT